ATTTGGCTACGATGGCACCGTAAAGGATGCTGTCGCCCAGATAAGCGCAAGCGCGTCCATTTCAGCCGTTGCAGCTAAAACTGCACGCGGCGTTTCTGCTGTTTCAGCGGCGGCGTCTACGTCAGCCTCTTCGCTAGTTACGCGGAACACATCCGCAGGCGTTTCAGCCTCCTCATCCGCAGCGTCTTCCGCTGTCGTTGTTAAGCTGGCGGCGTCTGGTGCGTCCTCCGCGTCCACGGCGTCATCGTCCGCTCTTGTTGTAAAGGACGGAGTTGCACTATCAGCTTCGGCTTCTTCGGCAACCGCGAACGCTGAGAAAGAGCAACGCTTCAGCGCAACTATCTCCGCTTCGGGCAGCATGGCCACGATTGGTGTGCGCCGAGCGTCTGCATCGCTGACTGCGGCTGCACAGCTAACGGTCACATCCAGCGGCCAGCGTGTGCGCGAGAGCGCGGCAACATCTAATGCCGCTGCGACATCAACTGCGTCTGCTGTATTCGATGCGGCTGGGGCATCGACAATCGCTGGTGTGTCTGCTATAGCTACAAGTGCAGCGGCGACCTATGCGGGCGCTTCTATCGTTGCAGCTTCCTCCACAACTTTGTGCAACGGCCAAATTACTGCGGGGGCAAGTCCTGCGGCAATTAGCGGTTCTGCAATTTTAAGCATTAAGGCACGATATAAATGGATTACAGCAGCCGAGCCTACGACAACTTGGGTTCAAGCTGATCACTTAGAGAGGGCAGCATAATGGCTGATACAACAACTACAACCTATGGTTTAGTAAAACCGGAGGTAGGCGCAAGCGAGGACACATGGGGGACTAAGTCCAACACCAACCTCGACACCATCGACAACCTGTTTGACGGGACGACGGCGATTGCGCCGAACCTGTCAACGCTAAAGGTCGGCGGCACCGCTGTGACGGCATCAGCCGCCGAGTTAAACTACGTCGATGGTGTGACTTCTAACATTCAGACGCAGTTAAACAATGCGGCGTCTACACTGGCCGATCTGGGCGTCACTGCCTCGACCGCCGAAGTAAACAAGATGGATGGCGTGACTGCATCCACAGCCGAGATAAACTACGTTGACGGCGTGACTAGCAACATCCAGACGCAGCTAAACGCAAAGGGCGTAGGCGACATCACGGGCGTGACTGCTGGAACAAACCTGACGGGCGGCGGCACCAGCGGCGGTGTTACAGTAAACTTGACTGCATCTCCAAATATCACGTCTTTAAGTGTTGGAAGTTCTGAAGTCATTAGCTCTGGTCGCCAGCTTAAAAACATTGCATCTGTGGATGCTACTACAGTGGCGGCATTTGGTGCTGCTGGTGTTGGTGGTACAAACTATGCCACGACAACATATACCAGTAGCTCTCATAGCAGATACAGCGGGTACGACACCTACTACGGCACCCAAAAGACCCAAGGTGGCCTGATAGACCAAGCACCAGTAGCGGCTGGCGTGGCTTGGACCCAAACTCTTTCAGGAAATTCGGCAGGCTGGCTTAAAATTACTATCGATTACAGCAAGATTAATCTGCACCGCACTAACGGCTACTATACTGGTATAGTACAAGTTTTGTTGTACAGGCCCGCAACCACCGATTGGCAGGCTCTGGTTTATACACCCTTCCATCAGGGACTAAATGGCAGTGCTAATATGAATGACCCTACTGGGATAACAGTGCACCCACCGCTTGCGTTTGACTATTACCCATCAGGTACTCAACTAATAGTAACACACGGCAGCTCCTATAACGGTGGTGGGACGCAATATGGAGGCGTAAGTCTTGATGCAGGTTTTGCATCTATAGAATACCTAAAGATAGTGTAGCAGACTATCTAAGCGCAGACATTTAAAGGAGAAATAATATGACCCCAGAAGAAACGGGTATACACCAACACTTCAGCAATGAGGTTCGCCAAGATCGTGACAACCTTATCGCCTCGACAGACGTATGGGCCTTGTCAGACCGTACCATGACAGCAGAGCAGACAGCATATCGTCAGGCTCTACGTGACATCAGTAGTCAGGATGGCTTTCCAGAAAACATTACATGGCCGACTAAGCCGTAAAGCACACCGCCTGCGCCACACGACTGCGCAGGCGGCACCCATTATCCGTTTGGGTTGCTGATTTGAAGCGGAGTGTGCTATAGTCCCTTCAGATTAACACCTTGAGGACGATATGCCATTAATTCCCCTTGACTTGCCTGCTGGTGTTTTTCGCAACGGCACTGACCTTCAATCGCAAGGACGCTGGCGCGACGCCAACTTGGTTCGATGGACCGAGGGCACGATCCGCCCGTTTCGCGGCTGGCGCAAGCGCTCAGACACCGCAGCGGACGCTAAGATCAGGGGCATGATTGCGTGGCCAGACAATGTCGGCGACCGTCACATTGTCGGCGGAACGTATAACAAACTTTATGCTTGGAACTCCGCAGGCACCCGCGTAGACATTACTCCCGCTGGGTTCAGCACAGGCCGTGAGGACGCTGCGGCATTCACTGGGTACGGCGGCAACTTCTACGGAAATTACGCTTACGGCGTGGCGCGTCCAGACACAGCCCGCATTCTACCTGCTACAACGTGGTCAATGAGCAACTTTGGGCAAAACCTCATCGCATGCTCACAAGACGACGGCAAGGTTTACGAGTGGAACCCGACTGTCGGCGGTGCGGCGGCTGTTCTGACAAATGCCCCTACCGGCAACAAGGCCATCATTGTCACAGAAGAGCGTTTTCTCATGTGTTTGGGGGCTGGGGGAGACCCGCGAAAGGTTCAGTGGAGCGACCGCGAGAACAACAACTTGTGGGCACCCGCTGCCACGAATGAGGCTGGTGACTTGCAGCTAAACACGTCTGGCATAATTATGTCGGGGCTAAATGTTAGAGGCCAGACGCTGATCCTGACATCGACAGATGCACATGCTGCCAACTATATTGGACCCCCGTATGTTTATGGGATTGAAAGGGTCGGAACGAGCTGCGGCCTAGTGGCACCCAAAGCTGCGGCTGTCGTTGACGTCGGCGCGTTCTGGATGGGCACGCACAGCTTCTTTGGCTACTCAGGCGGCGCTGCGCAGGAAATCAAGTGCGACGTTGCAGACTACATATTCAGCGACATCAACCGCGCACAGATCAGCAAGACCTTCGCTGTGGCCAACTCAACGTATGGCGAAATATTCTGGTTCTACCCGTCCAGCGGATCGACAGAAAACGACCGCTACGTTGTCTACAACTACGTCGAGGGCACTTGGTACACCGGAGACCTCGCACGCACATCCGGCGTTGATCACGGCGCGTTTCCGTTGCCAATCTGGGCAGACGCAGACGACAAGAAAATTTACGAGCATGAAGTCGGCTTCGATTACGGCTCACTGACGCCATTCGCGGAAACCGGCCCCATCATTATCGGCACGGGCGAGGCGGTCGCGTCGGTCACGCAGATGCTGCCAGACGAGCGCACACAGGGAGACGTTACGGCAACATTCAAGACGCGCTTCTATCCCAACGGGACCGAGCGCAGCTATGGGCCGTTTGATATGTCCAACCCCGTATCAATGCGGTTCACTGGCCGACAGATACGCATGCGGATTTCCGGCGCTAGACTGGCTGACTGGCGTGTGGGCATCAACCGCATCGACGTCGTCCAAGGCGGCAAACGATGACGCAGCAATATCGCGCACCAGAGCCATCAGGCAATGACTGGCAAACTTGGGCGCGCAGGCTTACGCAATACCTTGCCCAAGTACGTTCGACACTCGTACAGCAGACAGGCGACGAAAGCGCTGCTGACGATGCCACGCTGATGTGGGATCGCGAGAACCTGTGGCCCGTAGTTTCACGTTCTGGCGAGTGGCGTCAGGTCGTGCTGGCAAACGGCGTTGCCCACCTTGAGATTACATCCGACGTGACAGCCTCCTCGGCCAATACAGCCTACCCGCTGACGTTTTCCGTTATGACTGGAAGCGTTGGCGTTACGCTCGGCACGCCGGCATCTCGGATTGTTTTCACTGAGGGCGGCGCGTACACGCTGAGTTTTACGGCGCAAACGCACTCATCTTCAGGCTCTACGGTCAACTTCTGGTTCTGGCCAAAATTGAACGGAGTAGACATTGCTGATAGCGCGATGCAAAACACGCTACATCAAAACAACGCAACAATGATTGTATCCCGCACGCAAATCTTCAACGTAAATGCTGGGGACTATCTTGAGGCGTATTGGGCCACAGACCGCACTAATGGCAGCTTGCAGCACCACGCGGCTAACGCATTTGCGCCAGCTACACCTGCGGCTACGTTGGCCATATCTAGGGTGAACGCATGACCGACGGTGGGGCTGTTAATTTGCCAGATAATGTTGTATTGTTGCACAAAGAGCCTCGCATCACGGTTTTGCCTGTTCTAGGCGATGATTATGATGAGTTTATGCCAAAGGGTATGCAGCTCATTGAGCCGGCGGTGATGAGGCAGTCTGACAATGTCAGCTTGGATGACATCGAGGATGACATAAGAGGCGGTGGCTCAGTCATGTGGGTCGTGCACGTCGGGGATACGTTAGTTGCTGCGCTCACCACATGCGTCGTCCGACACCCCCAGAGAGACACCTTAAAGATTGAATTTATGGGCGGAAGCCGTATGAGTGAGTGGATGGATAAGGCGATTGAAGTTTTGACGAAGATTGCACTTGATGCCGACCTCGATGCCCTTGAGGCCGACGGTCGAAAAGGTTTTATGAAATACGTGGACAAGTCACCATTCCGTGAGGTCTACACACACTATGTGATGGAGTTGAGCTGATGGGTTCTAAAGAGACAACAAACGTAACTGAGCAAAATACCTCGACACAGTCGATGCCTCAATTCCAAGAGGACTTCCTGCGCCAGCAAATATTGCCGCGCGCAACGGCGATTGCTGAACGAGAGTTTACGCCATACGAAGGCGAACGCATCGCAGGCATGACGCCTCTACAGCAGCGTGCCCTTGAGGGTTACGGTGGCTTGAACGCTGGCACAGAGCAATACGGACAAGCGTCTGACATTTATGGCGATCTGGGCGGCTTTCAGGGCCAGCAGGCAACCGCAGCAAACCTTGGCGCAGCGGGCCAGCTTTCAGGTGCAAACCTTGGCCAGTATATGTCGCCTTATCAGCAGAACGTAATTGACGCGAGCCTGCGCACACTGGGCGGCGCTCAAGAGCAGGCGCTCAATCAGCTTGGCGCACAGGCGACAGCGGCAAACGCCTTTGGCGGATCGCGTCAGGGCATCGCAGAGGCTGAGACGCGCAAGGCTTACGGCCAGCAGGCATCGGACCTTGTGACCAATCAAATGCAGCAAGGCTTCATGAATGCGCAGAACGCAGCTCAGAGCGACATTGCATCGCGCAATCAGTTTGCAACTCAGCGGGCACAGCTCCAGCAGCAAGCCAATTTGGCCAATCAGCAGGCGCAGATGCAGGCGGCGGGCATTCGTGCAACAGGTGCTGGAGGTCTAGGCGCAACAGCCGGTCAAGGCTTGGAAGCGCAGAAGGCGGTTCTTGGCACCCAAATGCAGGCAGGCGAAACAGCACGATCTATGGATCAGGCACGCTTGGACCAGATGTTCAGCGAATTTGCACGCGAGCAAGACTTCCCACTGTCAGGATTGAACTCTCTGCTGAGCGCAGCGTCAGGCATCCCGACTGGGTACGGCACAACAATTGGTTCAGGCTCAAGCTCCGGCATGACGTCAACCGGCGGATACGGACCAGCGCTGGCATCGGTTGGGTCATTCGGCATGGGCATGGGGCCGCAGGGCTTCGGAATATTTAAGTAGGAGCGGCCAATGGCATACGCACTAACACAAGACGACATTGACCGCTACGGCCTGACGGGCGCGAAGGTGGGCGAGATAGCAAACCCCGCTGACAGGGCGCTAATGGGAATGCCGCCAGATGAGGCCGCACTCAGTTTGCAAACGCCAGTGGGCGAGCAGACAGCCACGCCGCCAGCAGCCACGCTGCCAGCGACCCCAGCAGCCGCACCAATGGTTAACAACCAGCAGGCGCTGGCTGGACTGCTCACGCAGGCGATCCCGCAAGATCCGTTTGAAAACCTTTCCCGTGGCCAGCGCACTATGATGGGCTTCGCCGCGTTGAAGGATGCCGGTTTTGCATTGCAGGGCAAGGAAGGCACTGCGGTAAGGGGCGTCATAGATGACATCACAAACCGCGCCGACATGGAGCGTAAGCGTCAGGGTGCGCTTGCACGCAACCAGATGATGGCGAATGCCCTTGGCGGCGGAGCTGCCGGTGCAGGCGCGCAGCCTCAAACCGCAGAAGAGTATCGCGCAGCAGCGCAGAATTTGGCACGTCAGATTGCAGTGATGGGGGACGCTGGGCAGGCGCTAGTGCCCATGCTTAATCAGTATATGGCAGAGGCCGAAAGACTTGGCTCGGTTGAACAGAGCGAAGTGAGCGTGACCCAAGGCTCTGCGGAGAGCTTTGAGACAGTCACTGACTTGATCCAGACAGTCACCGAAAAAGAAGGCGTGACTGGGTTTTGGGGTATGGTTCTTGGAAAAATTCCATTCACTGCTGCATATGAGGCCAGAGTGGACGTCCAGACACTGCGCTCCAACATGGCACTAGGTGCACTTGTGCAGTTAAAGGCGGATGGCGGAACTCTGGGATCTGTGTCTGAAAAAGAACTTGAGCTTCTGGAGTCCGATATTAAAAAGATCGACTTTAACCAGAAGAAATCCGCTGTCCTTAAAGACTTGGAGTTTATTCAGGATAGGTACAAAAATGTCATTCGTGCTGCGTACCGCGACACAAGTCAGCCAGAGAAATTGGACGCAGTTATGGAGCAAGTATTTGGCGAAGTGCCAAGCTGGGTTGGTGGCGCGGTGAAAGAGTATACTGTTGGCAGCGTGACTGTGGGAAACATGATTTTTGACGCAGAAGATCAAAAGTATTTCGAATACCTTGGCGGCGATAAAAACGACGCATCTAGCTGGAGGGAAATGTAATTATGGCCGGACCATCTTGGACACGAAAAAACTCGGATGGCGGTGCTGGAAGCGGCCCGTCCTTTACTAGAAAAAAGCCTGCCTATAAACCGGCCCCAGAGGGCTATGAAGTTGTTGAGGACTTTGGCGACGGCAGCTACGTGGTACTGGGTAGCGAAGGCAACCCCTCATTTGTTGACCAAAATGCAGGCTACTCTACCAGCGATATTGGGGCAATCTCTGAAATTATCAAAACCAAAAAGGCTGGCGGTTCTGCTATTGAGCGTGCTGGGCAAATCTCAGTGGGCGAAGACGCGCAAAGAAGGGTTGGCGAGGGAACAACCCGCGTCATTTCTGCGGCAGAAGGTATCCCATTCATCGGCGAGGCAATTGCACCATTGGCGGCTGGCATGAGATCCGAAGCGCAAGGCACAAACTTTGCTGATGAGCTGAACACACTCAAGACTGCCGTCGGAAGGCGTGAGCAGGAGGCACCTAAGACCGTTGGAGCTTCACGGCTTGCCACGGGGCTGGCGGCATCAGCACCTTTTGCAGCCAAGCAGAAGGCTCAGAGCACGCTTGGAAAGATGGGCGAAGGTGCTATGGTCGGATCAGTTGCGGGCGGGTCAGAGGGTTTGATTTCCGGCTTCATAGAGGGCTATTTCGACGACCCAGAGCAGGGATTTCTTGACCGCATCGGCACAGGTTACGAGAACGCCAAGACGAGAGGCGCAACCGGCGCGCTATTCGGCGGCGGCTTTGGCGCGGCACTGCCTCCCTTGGCGGACACCGCCGGCTACCTGTACAGCCAAAACTTAAAAGAGCCTGTACGGAAAATCGTTGAGAAAATCGGCTTCAAGGACGACGCGGCCAAGATTGTCGAGGAGACACTGGCAATGGATGCCGCCGGTGCCGTCGAGAGCGCAGCCGTTCAGGGTCCATACGGATCTATCGCAACAATCGGCCCGAACACTAACGCCTTGCTAGACGTCGTGGCTAACTCGCCAAGCGAAGGCGCAAGGATTGCGCGTAAAAACCTGAAAGAGACTGCGGTTGCGGCGTCCAACGACTTAGTTGGCATTCTCGACAGCGTCCTTGGCACTCCAGCCGGTCGGGGCGGTGGGATCAAGACGCAGAAGGCAGAGATCATGGAGAAGACTGCCCAGTCACGCAGAGATTTGTATGAAAGCGCATACGACTTCAAGATCACTCCGGAAACGGACGGTGGAGAAGAGGTGCTTAAATTATTCAGCCAAGTCACAAGTGAAAACCTTGATGGTGCAAAAAAACTGCTTCAGCAAGATGGAGAGGCTTTCAACTTTATTGGCGGCAAAAAGATGTCGCAAGCTGAACTCAACGACATCAAGCCTTCAGATCGCAATGGCTTGGACGTGGTCGGCAACGCTGATGGCTCTTACACTGTGTCACGCACGCCTACGGTAGCCACTATAGACTACGTGACCAGAGAAATGCTGGATCAAGTCAAGGCGTTGCGCATGGCGGGCAATGACGCGGGGGCGCAATCAAAGCGTCTCCTTGCAATGAAGCTAAGGGCATCCTTAGACGCCGTGAACCCAGACTATGCGGCGGCGCGTGCGGCCGGTAAAGACGCCATCGACCAGAAGTTGATGGCCGATCTCGGTAATGACTTACTAAGGCCAAGTTTCCGTCGTGAAGACTTGCTTTTGGAGACTGCGGGAATGGACGAAACTTCCATAAAGCAGCTACGAATTGCGCTGCGAAATGCCATTGATGAGCAGGCGGCAAACGCAAGGGTTAATCCGCGCGGCGACAACGAACAGGAAGTCGTTGAGGCTTTGGCGACGCTGAAATCTATGAACTCTCGCGCTGTAGCAGATAAGTTGGAGATGGCGCTTGGTGTGGATGACGCCGCGCGCATTGGCACGCAAATCGCGCAAACATCTTCGGCGCTGATGCAGAGTGCCTCGGTCGCAATGGGTTCCAAGACTGCCATCCGGCAGATGGTCGCGGATCGGATGAAGGAAATGGTGGGCGAAAGCCTTGGCGAGACAGTCTCAAGGCAGGGCTTGCTGTCGACAGTTACCGGCGCAGCCACAGACGCAATGATCGGCGGCCCAAAGCAGTCTCAGCGCGTGCGTAACGCGGCGGCAGAGATTGCGCCGGTCCTTACGCAGCGCAAGACACAGGCGCAACTGGTCGAAGAGGCTAGACAGATGGAGCAGATGACGAAACTTATCGACCGCGCTAATAGAGGTGGGCGGAATGCGTCTGATCTCATTAGAAGCACCGGAACGCCTATTACGGCGCAACAGTCATCACAAGGCCCAGACAGCGCGACTGAAGGTCTGCTTCGCCAGATGGGCCTCGGAATGTATCCGCGTTAATCCGCAGACTTCGCCTTGCTGGCGCGCTTGGGTTTCTTGAGCGCGTCTAGCTCTGCGTCCATTTCCTCGATCAATTTGGCCGCGTCTTCGCACGCTTTCATCATTGCGCGCGGATTTGAGATGCGGTGTGGCTGGCTCAACAGGTGTACCAGATTGATCTGTTTGTCGTTTAGCATGCGTTATCCTCCGTTAAATGCTCGTTAACTTTTACCAGCGAGACGCTTGAAATGCAAACTTGGCCAAGCTAACATTGTTGCAGATGTGTTTAGCCTTTTTCACATTGCCTCAACTGCCCCCAATACGTGTCAGGTTTCGCACTGCACTGTTGGGGGCTTTTTTTTGTTTTAGGGGGTTGTATGTCTGTTCTGTTAACCCTATGTTAACGATATAGGCAAACAAACAAAGGACGATAAAATGGCTCACATCTATCACACCAAATGGACCCGCGCTCGTAAGACTTGGAACAAAGCGCTTAAAGATAATAATAACGACGCGATGAAAGTAATAGAATTATTTACATCTGCCGCGTCTGAGGCACGCAGTATGGCTCGCAAATACCCAGATACTGTTGCTGGCATCCGAGCCGACCGCGCATCCAACATCGCCACTTATGGCATCAACTTGGCATTTGGAAAAGACTTAGCCAAATAATCAAACGGGGGCTACGGCCCCCACATAAACAAAGGAAAACACAATGAAGAAAATGATCGAACGCACCGCAGAATTTGTATTTCTGTGCGCCCTAGTCAGCATCCCGCTGTTCTTTTCGGGAGGCTTCTAATGATTAAGCAGCTATTAATTGTAAGCGCGCCAAAAGGCGGCTTCGCCTTTTCGTGGGTCCAAGGTGACGATAAGTCAACACAGTGCTTTATACCGGCTTACGTTGCCGCTGAAGCTGGCTTTGCGCTTGCCGCTGGCGACACTGTCTCAGCAACCATTGCGCCGAACTTTGCAGACAAGTCTGCCAGCACACCTTGGCAAGCTGTTAAGCTGCATTCGAATGGCGTGGAGGTGCAAAAGGAAGTGCCTAAAATTCAAGTTGAGCCAGCGCCGCAAACGCAAAAGCAGATTGACGCCGCAAGATACCACCTAGATCAGCGCGTCATGGATTTCGTCAGCAACACAGCCTACGCAACGACAGGCGAGATCGCATCCGCCTGCCATATTGACCAGAGAACAGCCGGCAACTCAGCCCAGCGATGGTTCAACAAGGACAAGATGGCGCGTGCTGATGTCTATCGAAAGTCGGGTCTGTCGAAGCCATCATTCGTGCTGTACGCCTCAGACGCCCACAACTTTCTGGAGGAGGACCAGTGATTGCCGCAGCAATCTTGGCCGCTGTCGTGTATTTTGAAGCGAACAACGCAGTCACAGAATGTCGCCTGCCTGAGTGTTCACTGCGCCCACAGGCGCGGCCAGAGGGAGGTAAGTCATGATTGAGTGCCCAGAATGCGGAGGAAGTGGCGAGGTTGAGGTGGATTATTATGCGCCTCAGAGTGCAAGTAGAGATGTGGGCGACGTCTACAGTCTTATAGAGGAATGCCCGCTATGTGACGGTAGCGGCGAAATAGAGGTTGAATAAATAATGGTAAACGTAATCGGAGAGCATAATGTACAATTCGAAACAATCAGATCACATAGCGGAGCAGTCGCAAATCATCCTCAATCGCTTGATGCGGATCAACGACATCATGCTGGAGCGCAGCTCAGTGAAGGATCGCCCAAATTTGAAACAGCAATGCGTGCGCTCTTGGAGATGTTGAAGCGATCCCTCCGGCGTTGACCAAGGCAGAACGTGCCGAAGAGAAACTTGGCATGGCAATGCTGCGCGAAGCCTTGCACGATCATCGCATCCCCAACCCACCCAAATGGCGTCAGGCAACGGCACTAGCCCAAGCTCGCCGAGCGCAACTTACAAATGAGCGTCGGGAGCGTGTAAAGCTTTACGCAGAGGAAGGCGTTTTTACAGTACCTCAAGTCGCTCAAATGGAGCGCGTCGTCCAGACCACGATCAGGGCGGACTGTCAGGTGCTGGGTGTTAGACTGCGTGCAAGTGCAATTAAGACGACGCCGTATCAAGAGGACATTTCGGCGCGTCGGGATCGACTTGAGGAAATGGCCAGCACTATGATTACTAAGCACGCAGCCGCCGCTGAATTGGGCGTCTCGGAGGCCACTGTCCGGAGAGATATAATGATAATGAGGATCAGGTGGAAAGGGGGCAACCAATGAGTGACCGAAGAATATTAATGTTGGAAAATAATCTGAATGAGGCTCGCACGTTAATCAGCGTTCTTCAGAGCAAGGTTGCCCGCCAGCGCGATGACATAACGCGCCTGAGAGATCGCGACATCATCAGCATGTCGGATAAGAAACAGATGGCTAAAGAGCTGAACGAATTTAGGGACGCAGAAAATGACTAAGAACAAACGCCATCCAATCCAGCAGCACACCAAGGATATCTGGAAGCTCAGCAACCAGAATGTGCCTCAACGTGAAATCACAAAGATGCTCAACCTTAATCAAGGCGTTGTCAGCGGTGCCATCAACAGGGGGCGCAAATCAGGCCATTGCAATCAGAAGGTGCGCAACAAAACTACCGTTCGCAACAGCTCTCCGCTGACGTATGGCTACATCGGCCAAATAATTGACGCATTGTCTGTTGATCAATTAGACTGGTTGCTGAGCGAAGCAGAAGGCGTGGGTTATAGCACTGCGGCTGAATACGCTGCGGAGCTGGTTATGGACGCTTATGAGGAAGCTAAGCATGGAAAATAAATCAGTAAAGCACGACGCCGGCA